CAGCACATCAGTTCTCATAAGTTGGGTGCCGTTTTGAAGGTTTTGGGGGCCAGAAAAGTAACCAGAAGAGAGCGATCTTTTCTGAATTGCTACTTTGTAGTTAAAAAGTATGAAATATCCGACTATACACAACGCTCTGAAAATCAAACTGCTCCGTTCTAATATAGTCACTTCGACAGAAAAATGATGAAACTTTCTAAGGGCATTGTAATAGGCGACCCTACTGTGTGCCTCTCTATAATATATATTCTATATAATATTTTAGTTACTAAAGTAACTATCTTACTACAAATAGCCCTACACTATCAGGAAGGCCGTTTTTCGTAGCCACTTGCCAAAATCGAAAGTAACTAAAAGTAACTAACATGACAACGCTAAGACCATACCAACAAAAGGCAATTGAAGACCTCCGGACCTACATTCGTGCCGGTCATAAGAGGATAATTCTATGCGCTCCCACCGGTGCCGGGAAAACCGTAATGTTTACCTCGATGGTTCAGGGGGCAATGCAGAAAGGGAAGCGGTGTATCATCTTTACCGACCGGGTTGAACTACTGCGGCAATCAGATGGCAGTTTGGCAAAGTTTGAAATCCGGGCAACGCTAATTGAGGCGAGTAATTCAAACCCGGATACATCAGGCCAATGTTACATCGCAATGGCTCAGACTTTCAGCCGGAGAAAGGATAAGCAGGAATACATCGACCTAATGGCAGCAATGGACTTGGTAATTATTGATGAGGCGCATAAGCAAACCTTTAACGGTCTTCTTGACTTAATACCCGAAATGGCGGTCGTAATAGGGGCAACGGCAACACCAATGCGAAGAGGTAATCAAACTTGCCTCAGTAAATTTTACAACGCACTGGTAGCACCTGTGCATGTATCTGAACTGGTGGCCGATGGTTACTTGTCTTGCCCGGTAACCTATGGCACTAATATTGACCTTTCCGGCATTGGTATGAGAGGCGATGACTACGACACCGAAGCGATGGCAAAGCGATACTCAGAAAGCCGCATTTTTGAAGGCGTGATTCAGAACTACCAAAGACTGACTGATGGGCGCAAAGCGATTGTATTTGCCTCAAATATTGCAAGCAGTCAGGAAATTTGCCAAGCCTTTCAAATGGCCGGATATGATGCCAATCATGTGGATGGCGAGATGAATAAGGCAAACAGGGCCGCAGTTCTGAATTGGTTTAAAAATAGTCCTAATGGAATCCTTTGCAATTGTGATTTGATGACAACCGGCTATGATGAACCAACAATCGAAGTTGTAATCCTTTACCGGGCAACTGCCAGTCTTCCGTTGTTCATGCAGATGGTGGGCAGAGGAAGCCGGGTTACTGACACAAAAAAAACCTTTGCGATTCTTGACTTTGGAAATAATGTAAACACGCACGGCCATTGGGAGAATGATCGGATATGGTCGCTGAAAAAGAAAAAGAAAAAGAAAGGCGATGGAGTTGCCCCGGTCAAGAACTGCCAAGGCTGCGATGCCATAATTCAGGCTCAGGTAATGACTTGTCCACATTGCGGATATGTTCACGAGCGTAAGGAAAAGAAACCCGGTGAATCAGTAGAATTGCACTTGTTAAGCAAAGGAGATGCAATCCGTATGGCTCAACAGTCTGATATTTTTATGAAGGCCCAATTAGCCAAAGCCAAAGTAATTAAGCCGGCATGGGTTCTTCATAACTTGCGCAATAAAGAAGAGGCCATGCTATTTGTTAAGTTGCTCGGTTATAGCGATGGATGGTTATTTTACAACCGGGCAAGATTTAAAGTTTTTAATCAATGAAAGAATTTAAGTTACAAGCAAAGTGCTTTCAGCACCATTGGAATAATTTTCCGGAAGAAAGAGGATTGCTTTTTACGGTCAATAACAACTCAAACAGCCGCTACGATGGTGCCGTAATGAAAGCAATGGGAGTTGTTGCCGGGGTAAGCGACATGATTTACCTTTGTCCTAAAGGCCCGGTTTGCCTTGAATTTAAAACCGAAGTCGGCAAACAGAATGATCGGCAAAAGTGGTGGGAAAATCAAGTCAGGCAAGCCGGCTATCGGTATGAAATCATCCGGACCTTTGAAGATTTTTTGGCTATCTTGAAATAAACATGGAATACAAGTGCAGAAACAATAATTGTTTAAATCAACAGGATTTAGTTGATGTTAAACCACACCCTAACAATTATCAACAATTAGGAGGCAAATGCCCATCATGCGGAAAGCATACTTGGATACCCCTTGAAAAAAATCAGAATAAAAGACCGGCATCGCAAAAAGATTGCAAATCATTTTTGGAAAAAAATAATTACACAAAATGCTTTTTTTGTGGAAGAGATAAAACAAGTCTTCCAGATGGTCAAACTTTAGAATGTGCGCATATTCAAGATTATGCAGACGGAGGTAGTTTTGATGAGAAAAACATTATACCTCTATGCACATCATGCCACAAGCTACAACATCACATCAGGCATTGGTGGGCATAAATCCTAAGTCCTTTTTGGCTATCTTGCAGCCATATGATAGGATTTAAGATAGAAAAAGCAATGCCGGTATTATTCGTTAATGTAAAGCCCGGGCAGGGATGTGCGATTCAAACTCAGCAGCAGGGCAGCAAATTCAATAATCAGTACACCTTCAGAAGCAGCATCGAAGCAATGTTTTTTGTGATTGAACTTGCAAACGATTGGGATCTAATCATTACCCTTCCGATGCATGATGAGTGGATTGCCTTTTGCGAATTAAAACGATTCAGGCACGAGGTTTGCCAAAACCAAACCAATACCCTATTTTTGACCCAATCATAGAATTGTTTAAAGATTGGAAAAGAAAGGGCGCAGATGTTTCTGCGCTTTTTTTGTTTCTTGCAAAGCATTTTGATTTTGAGGCGATAATTTGAAAAGGGCGCAAAATTTTTTTGTGCCTTTTTTATTTTCAATTTACCGTACCTTTGCGAAAACAAACCCCAAAGCGATGCCACTAACCAAAGGCTATTCAGCGAAGTCGATCAGCAAGAACATTAAGACCGAAATGAAGCGAGGCAAACCGCAAAAGCAGGCAGTCGCAATCGCTTTGTCAGTCGCAAAAAAGGCAAAGAAGGCCGCAAAAAAGAAATAACCCATGCCGATCGCAAAGACTGGATATTGGACCACCGAAGACGGCAAAGAACACATCCATGATGCCTCACTTGCCTTGTCGTTCGTCAAGTTTGCCAGTATGCACCGCCTTACCACCATTGCCGACTTTGGTTGCGGATTGGGGAATTATGTTTGGCAGTTCAAGAAATCCGGATTGGATGCCGTTGGGTTTGATGGTAATCCCAACACCGAAGCCCTAACAAAAGGCAACTGCAAGACCTTGGAACTTGCCAAATGCTTTGACCTGAAAAAGCAATTTGACTTGGTAATTTCTTTGGAAGTGGGCGAACACATCCCGGCCGAATTTGAATCGGTTTTTCTCGCTAACATCACCAAGCATTGCAGCCGATACCTTGTCCTGAGTTGGGCAATACCCGGTCAGGATGGCATCGGCCATGTGAACTGCCAGACAAATCAATACATCATCGGCAAACTTGCTGAACTTGGATTTACTTACGAGGCCAAATGGTCGGGAATATTGCGAAACCGCTCCCGATTGTCTTGGTTTAAAAATACTTTGATGGTTTTTAAAAGAAACTAAAACGATGCCAGCAGGAAGACCAACTGATTACAAACCTGAGTTTTGCGAATTGCTTATTGACCACATGGCCAAAGGTTTATCATTTGAATCCTTTGCCGGATTAGTGGGAGTTTCTAAACAAACCATTTACGATTGGGTCAAAGCAAACCCCGAATTTCTTGACTCCAAAAACATAGGCACGGAAAAAGCCCGTCTTTGGTGGGAGTCAAAAGCGACTGATTACTTGCTAAATACGGAAGAAACCACAAGAGATTCGGAAGGCAATCAGCAAGTTCGGAAGACCTCGCTAAATTCAACCGTTTGGATTTTCAACATGAAGAACCGATTTAAGGACGAATGGCGAGATAAGCAAGAAATCGAAGGCGAGGTTCAGATAAATCGGGTAATCAAGCCCCGACCGATGGATGACCCCGAAACTGAATAATGGCAGTTCTTGACCTGAGCGATTCCCGAATTTGGAATCGAACCTATTTGCCAGCGGTAATACGACCGAGAATCTATAATGTCTTATACGGAGGCAGCGGAAGCGGCAAATCGCAGCAGATGATTCAAATGCTGCTATCCGAGATTTTCGATTCCGAAACCAATCAGAACCAAACCTTTTTCGTCATCCGCAAAGTTGCCTCCACCTTGCGCAACTCGGTTTTTCAGGACTTCAAAAACAAAATAATCGACTGGAATATCGGAAATGAAATCCGGATTATTGAATCCAGACTTGAAATAAGATGCGGCACCAATCGCATTGTTTTCCTCGGTTGCGATGACCCTGAGAAACTGAAATCGCTCTCCCAATCGAAGTACATTTGGATTGAAGAGGCAACCGAATTAACCCTCGAAGACTTTACCCAAATTACCCTTCGCTTGCGGGGTAAGTCGCAACATACCAAAAGACTTTTTATCACCTTCAACCCGGTATCGGATACCCATTGGCTGAAAAAGCGATTCTTTGACGAAATACCTGAAGACGAAACCAACGAGGTGCTGACGATTAAGGCAACCTATTTGGATAACCTCGATAAACTGGATTACGAATACATCAAAAGACTGGAAGCCTTGAAGGAAGTCGATTCCACGATGTACGAGATTTATGCCAAAGGAAATTGGGGCGTATGGGATAAGGAAAAGCTATTTGCCCGGGAGTTTAACGAGGAAGTCCATGTGTTTAACGGTGCAATCAAAGCCTTGTCTGCATTGCCTCTTTACCTATCCTTTGACTTTAACTCGGCAAACGGCGGTAATACCTGCCTCGTTGCACAGCACACAATCAACGCACCGAAAGACCGGTATTATTGCAATGTGAATGTTCTGAAAGTTTACCGGATGCACGACTTAGAGGCAATGTGCCAAACTATTTCGGCAGAATATCCGGGATTTGAGTATCATGTGAATGGTGACCGCTCAGGCAAGAATGCCAATGAAGCAACAAGCGATAACAAGTCGAATTACCAGTTGATTGCCAACTATCTGAATCTGGATGCGAATTACCAAATCCATGTACCCAATGCCAATCCAAGGCACATTTCAAGTCGTCTGCATACAAATCTGGTTTTGCGACACGGCAAGGTTTTATTGTCCAAGTTCGACCACAACGAAGGCTTATACGCTGATACATTTGTGCCTGAATTGATTTCTGACCTTAAATCGGCAAGAATAAACAACGATGGCAGTTTGGATTCATGGAAGAAAGATAACCCGGAAATCGGCCATTGCCTCGATACATTCCGCTATTATATTACCACCAACTTCTATCAGATAGTTGGTGAATTTGGACTGCAAGAATTTGGAAATAAAATTGACAAATCATCTAACTTTGCCCCATGACCGATTTTAAATTGCACCCTGCCGATAAGCAATTATTTGAGCAATTGGTAATCTCTTACAGTCAGGCATCCTCGCCTCATGTAAACGACAAGGATGCCGCAAAGAGGGCGGTTAATCGGGCATTGGAAACAATCAAGGAAATAAGACAAATCGAAAAAGAACATGGAGTGCTGTAACGAAGTCCTAAAGGTTTGCAAGCCCCTGCCCGATTGCATGGAGTTGCTTTATATTCATGTTCCACTAGGTTATGCATCCGAAACAATTGTAATTGAGATAACCAATGGCAAGGGCATGATGGTGAATCTGATTTTGGATGTCGAGAATGAAAAGGCACTAATCGACCTGACCGACCTAACCCTGATTGATGCAGCATGGTTCAATCCCTTTGCCGGCCAATACCTACTGCAATACTTTGATGACGAAGAAACTCTAATCCTGCCCGAGTACAACGGCAAGGCATACGACACCATAGCATTTTCAGTCGGCCAATACGCTGATGCGGTTGGCGAACTGAATCCCTTTGTTTGAGAATGATTTGAAAAACAGGTCGAAAGCCGATTGGAATTTCTAATCGGTTTTTTTATACCTTTGCAAAAATGAAAAAGAAATGTAACTGCGGCACGAAACGGCCCAAAGGAACAAGAGGCGGCAAGCGATGACCTTTGCAGCAATCTCGACCGCTTTCTTCGCATGGTTCTTTGCCTATTCACTCGACCATGTGCCTTATCTCCGATGGTATGGCCGGCTAATTGACCGACTGCCTTACCATTTGGAAAAGCCATTAGGCCGATGCCCTTTCTGCATGGCACCTTGGTTATTTTTACTTTATCTGATTACAAAACAAAATGAACTTATTGAAACTCTTTGGCAAGTCCCGCACGGATTCGGTTGGGTCTATGCCGCAAACGAAGCCTTCGGCCGATACTTTGCCCCAAACGATTAAGTACAACGGCAATGCCCCAAAGGAATGGGCCGATAAAATTGAATATGCGTTCACTTCAGGAACCGTTCATTTCTTTCGGTTCATTTCAGAACCATACATCCCTTACACCCGGGCAAATGCGGCATTGGACATCTACGAAGAACTGGAATGGGGCATCAGTCCGGCCTTTCTTCAGAAGCATATTCAGGCCGTTGATTCGGTTCTGACCGATCCGAAAAACAAGACCAAAGAACAACTACTTGCAAAGTTGGCGGTACTGAATAGCCAATTTAAAGAGCGCATGAATCTGGCCACCAACCTGACCTTGCGCATGAAGTTGGCAACGGTTCTGTACTTCGATGAAACCGAGGACATCACGACTTACAATTACCAGAAGGGAGTTGAGAAAGTTGCGCATTGGACTAATCACCATGATGTACCCGATTTTTTTTTGAAGCTACCCATCTTAAACTTTCTGCCCTCTTTGAACGGTTGGGAAGCGAGTTTGGAAACGCTTATACGAGCCGAGGCAATAAATCAGATTCAGATGTTGGAGGCAGTTACTATGCTCGATACATCAGACGAAACAAATCCCGAATTGCGGAACTTGTTCGCATTACAAAGGGAAATCTATCAGACTTTAAGGAACTGGAAAAAATGAGCATCTGGCAGCATAATGTCGTGAAGGACGAACTAATCCAGATGCTGAAAGGGAAAAAGTAAGGTCCATTTTGTTTTAACTTTGAAGCAAAAGACCACCTGTTTTGCGGGTGGTTTTTTTATGGAAATACTTTTGCAATTATCCTAATTTCCAAAAAGGTATTTTTGCGAAAAAAGAACGGCATGGCAACGATAAGTACCAATGATATAATTGTCAATTACAAGTTAGGCGATGTATCGGCATTGACTCAGCTTTCCAATAAGTTTCAAAAGATTAGTGAGGAGGAGCAGCAGGTAATTGAGAAAGCCAAAGATGTAACGGCCGAATTTAAAAGAGCCGGTAATGAAGGCGCAACGGCAACCAATAAAATCAAATCCGGGGTTGGCAACATCAACCCGGAAATGGATAAAATGTTGGGAAGCCTAAAAAACATAGGTGCAGCCCTTGGAATTGCTTTTTCCGCTTCTAAGTTGGTCGAGTTTGGCAAGATGGTAACACAGACAACCATCCAGTTTCAGGGCTATCAAAAAGCCATTGAATTTGCATCCGGGTCAGCCGAAAAGTATGCAGCAAATCAGGCGTTCTTAAATTCAACCATTCAAAAGTTTGGCCTTGACTTGCGGTCCACAACTGAGGCGTACAAGTCCTTTTTCACCGCCTCAACACTTGCAGGCCAAAGTCAGGATGAAACCAATAAGCAGTTCCTTGCGGTAACGAAAGCCGGCACGGTGCTGAAGCTGACCACCGACCAAATGCAGGGGGCTTTCCTTGCACTCGGGCAAATGATGTCTAAAGGCACGGTTCAGGCCGAAGAACTCAGGGGTCAATTAGGTGAACGAATACCCGGTGCATTCAGCATCATGGCCAAAGCATTGGGAGTAAACGAAAGGCAACTCAATAAGATGCTCGAACAGGGGCAAGTCCTTTCCAGAGATGCCCTGCCCAAGTTTGCCGCAGAACTTGAAAAGACCTTTGGACCGCAAGCCGAAAAGAATCTGAATGGATTGGTGAACTCGCAAAACAGATTCAATTCAGCGATTGATGGGTTGGTTTTGGCCATCGGTAACAAGTTGGAACCGTTTCTAAAAGGCTCTTATGACCTTGCCGCAGGGATAGCGAAGCAACTATCCGGAATCGGGAATCAGGCCAAAAAGCAGACCACCGAAAACATAGCCCTCAAAAGGGTAGAGGCTGAATTGGCTCAGTCGATGGTTAAGTATGGCGGTGATGCTACCGTTACCAACATGAAGTACCTTCGGCAGCAAGAAGGGGTTTTGCTTTTAATCAAGTTGCAGGAAAGGATTGAAAAGCAGATGAATGATAATGCCAAATTCAGGCAGGCAGCAGCAGGGGCTTTTAATACGACTGCAAAACTGAATCTAAAGGCCGGTGAAAACGAATTGGCGGTCTTGAAGCAAATGGAAGCCGAATATACCAAGATAATCGGCCTCGATATTGTTGCACCTAAGCAGGAGGCTAAAGAGATGACCGAAGCCGAATTAAAGGCTTTGGATGAAAAATATAAGAAGTAAATCCAAATTTCTTATAGTCTTCAAAAAGTTCAGTTATTGTTGGTAAAGAAAAATTACACCGACAAAATCGACATCATGACGCAAGAACTTTTGGTTCGTGAAAAGTTTGCCGCTCAGATGTTTGCGATTGATAAAAAGTATTCGGAAATGGGAGT